TTACCTGAACGTATTTGTTCATCACGATTAACACTTTCGTTAACAGGATTCATAAATGCTCCGTGTGTAGATGGATTACTAACAAAATCAAAAGCAATTAGTTCAAAGTCACTCTGAACTTCTTGTGCATCTTTATCTTCTTTCATTGGCTCAACAGAACCTAATCCACGAGAAGAGATACCAAGTCTAATACCACTTTTGAATAATTCTCTTAAAATATTTCCACTTGGTGTAGTCAATACTTCGATTGTACCAAGTAAATCATTTCCGTTCCAAGTCATCTCTAATACGTTATGTGAAACGTTATTTAAATTTACAACAGAACTATCAGGATGGTCTAACTCGCCTAATGCTCTTTTTTCTTTTATAAAGTTTCCTGTATACTTCTTTGCTTCACGCTGAAGAAGTTCCATAGGATAAACACGACCATTTTGATTTTTCGCTTCTGCACGTTGTAGAACGCCTTTCACGATTAGTTTACCATTAGAAGACATTGCTTCGTTGATTGCCTCAGGAGCAACTTCAAATGGTATATAGTCTACGAGTAATTTTTTCATTTTAATCCCCCAAAACGTTCTAATTGTTCTTTTAGAAATGGTTTATTTTTAGGTTCTACGCTTTCACCATACTTCATATAACCACCTTCTGATTCGGCTTCTTCTGCAGATGATATAATCCCACTAACTAAATCACCCATAGTCATTCCTTCTTCATCCATAAAATAGTTTTTATTATCATCCATTACACCCATAGTAATATCGTGCTTTTCAGCATATTTTTCAGCTACCGCATCATAAAAAGCCTCAACTTCTTCTTCATCAAGGTCATCTATCTTTGTACTAAAATCAGTACCTGGTGGTAAACTTGTTCCATCACCAAATTTTCCGTGTTGTGCAATCTCTTTGTCTGCACGTTTAGCCATTGATACTTCATAACTTTCTAAACCATCATACTTTTTAGGGTCAGTATCGACTTCAAAATCACCTTCATACTTATCGCCGTCATCGCCTCCACCATCTCTGTCAGCATCTTTACCCATTACTTTATCTTTCTCAGCTCCGCTATCTCTATCAAAATCACCTTTACCTAATTTTTTATCTGAAGGAGCTTCTTTGTCGTCACCGCCATCACCATCTTGTGTAGAAATCTTATCCCAAGCTTGTTTAGCAGGATGGTCTGCAGGCATAGTCTTTGCAGAACCTGCCTTCATCTCTTTAGACTCACCGTCCTTGTCTTTATACTTAATCATTTTCTCATCGTCTACCTCGAAGAGTAGTTCTTGAGCAATTTTTTTATAATCTTCTAAAATTTTCATTTTATTTTCTCCCCATAAAATCGTACTCTTCGTTGTCGTACGCATCTTTAAATTCTTCAACAAATTCTTTTGCAACTGCTTTTAAATCAGCTTTAGAAAAAGTATTTTTATCACCGCCAAAATCTTGAACATATTTTTTTGCACCTGCTGCGGCTAAATACATAAATGCCTTAACAGCAAGAGAATCTTTATATCTATCTTTTGCCATATGCTTACTTAAATTTCTCATAATAGGCATAAATCTTTGTCTGTATAACGCAGAATCATTATCTATATAAAGTTTTAATTCACGAGCTTCAATTTTACCTTCTTGAATACCGAATGCTTCCGCCATCATTTTTTTATATGTACTCACGCGCTTAACTCCCCGACTTTCTTTGCCATCTTAATTAATTTTTCTTGTATCTTTGGAAAACTATTCTTAGCATATTTGTAATATGTTCTTGAATCCATTCCTTGTTCAGTTTTTAACTTGATAGCGTGTTTTAAACTTCTTTCAAGTTTTACTAAACTATCACGAACTTCTTTTACATTATGCCAAATCTTTTGTTTTGGTGTACGTGTCTCATCATTACGATACTCGTGATATCTTGATTCGGTTACTTTAAATGGTGGTCTATCTTTCATAGTATAGACTTTCATTAACTCTACATCATCTTTACTTTCATCTAATTTACCAACTAACTTCATATGAAGTCTTTTAATTAAATCTTTTTTCTTCTTCTTGTTTTTAGCAAGACCGCCTGAAAAAGCATATGGAGTTTGATAACCAGGTACGTTAGCAGTAGTAGATGCTTCGTTCATCTCACGAAGTATCTCTTTTATGATTTCAATTAGTTCGTTACGACTTATCGACTGCTTCATTGATTTCATCCAAAAGACTATAGAATCTCATCATAGTAATGAGTTGCTCTTCGTTAACTACATTTCCTTTGTTTAATTTTTTTAGAACATTTAAACATTCTTTAAGTTTAATAGAAACGACTTTATCATCAATCTTAGGATGTATCTTTGAGATTTTATCTTTAAGAGTATTTATTTCATTAGCCATAAACTCTTTTAAAGTACTTGTATTTGATATGTTATTTATATATGTTTTTAACAAATCACGTTGTGATTCATTAAGGTTGGAGTATTTTTGATTAAACTTATCTACAAGTATTTTATAAGATAATAATCTTAAATCTTTCGATTCTTTTTCAAATTTTTCAACAACAGATTGCTTTTCTGATGTAGGAGTACCTTTTTCTTTAAGGTTTTCCATAACGACAAAACGTATTTCTGTTTCTTCGAAAGGGTTGGAGTTTTGTTGAATTTCGAATAATTTATAAACAGAAGCAATATCTTTATAATTTGAAATTCTTGTTCTAAAAAAATCTTTTAATTCATAGTGTTCAGTAATCTTCTTAATTAAATTATACTTAGACCTACGCATTTCACTAAAATTTAATTTAGTTCTTTCACGTAATACTGAATCTACTAAATAATTTATTTTATTTTCGTTTTTTAGCTTTTTAGATGTCAGTGCTTTATAAAGAACTAATTCTTTACCTAATATAGTAGTAGGTTTGAAAAATTCTTTGACAATAGCCAAAGCAGGTGAGGGTTCAATATTTGACAATACGTCAGAAGTAATCTGTCTTGTCAAACATTCATACAAAAATGCTGTGTTTTTAACTTTATTATGTTTAATCATTTTAACTCCAACTCTTCCAAGTCATATATAAATATGTCCTTATTAAAAATTATTTTTCTGAGTTTAATTCTTCTTTGTAATTTTTCGATAAATCGTCTGATTCTGAAAGAATTTCTCTCGAATTTTTATCCATTGCCTTCATTAAACCATCATAATGAGCCAAAGCCAACGGTCCGTTCTTAAAAGTATGTTTAATCTTGTCATCTTTTTCATAACTTGTACGTAAATCGTGTGAACCCATTGGGTCACGACCACGTGCCGAACCATCTTTTTTGTATTTTGGACCTTCTTTAGGTCTTCCCATTACACCATTTAATTCTTTTCCACTTCTACCTATTGCATCATCATTAGTTTCTGTAGGTTCAGGCTGTTTTGCCGGGTCTTCACCTTCTGATTCAATAGTAGCTTTTCTATATTTAGTTTTTGTATCAAAGATAACCTTCTCGTCATTGTCTTTAATTTCTTCATCACTCATACCAAAGATGTTTTTATACACCCATTCTGAAGACATTAAACCATCTCTCAACATAGAATCTGCTAAACTTGTCTTTGTGTTCCAAAGTTCAAGTTTTTCTTGTTCATATATTGTAGATGGATTAGTTAGTTTTAAATCAAAATTAACTAATTCTTGGTCACGATAACCTTGTGCATATAAATGTACAATAGCTATCTTATGTAACTCACTTACAATAATTCTTTGTAGTCTTTCTATTGTACGAGCAAATCTTACATCTTCTGCCGCAAGTGTTGCTTTACCTTCAACACCTTCTTCATATCCAAGAAAGGCTTTAGGTACACGTAATGATGCTAACATCCTATTTCTTAAATACTCAATATCGTCAACTGCATCATAACTCAAGCCATTCAACGTATCAATAGAAGTACCTGAATCTCCTCCTCTAACAGGTATAAAGAAATCTTCTGTAATGTTTTGCATATTATACTTTAGATTGTAGTCACCTGTTTGTTGGTCCATAACAGGAGTCTTCTTCATTTTATTTACAACTTGTTGCATATAGTTTTCAACTTCTGCGGGTGGAATATTTCCAATATCAAATTTAAAAACTCTTTTTTCAGGTGCTCTCATAATTCTGTGAATTAACATAGCGTCTTCCATAAGAGTTAATTGTTTCCAAACTTTACGTGCCGCTTCTAATGTAGAACGACCATATGGTAAAAAGTTAGCGTCACTTATTAATCTGAAGTGAGCAACTTGAAATGATTCTAAGTCATCGTGATTAGCACCATATTGAGTATGTTTAACATTATCAACAGGAGTCATACGAAATTTTACATAATGTGGATTTTCAGGGTCTTCACCTTCTAATCTTGTTATGTCATAAGGACTTATTGGAACTACATTTGTAACTCCAAATTTTTCATCTATGTCCATAAACAAAAAGAAGTCACCATACTTACACATATTACGGACCCAAGGCCATAAATTAAATTCTACATTCAAAACATCATAAAATAAATTATGAAGTATGTCGTGAATATTAGCATCATCAGTTTCAATGTCTAAAACTTTTCCATATTCGTTTTTCATCGTTGATTCATCTGAATAAATATCAAGTGCAGATGATATGATAGAATCAGAATCCATCGTTTCATAATCTTTAAAAAGACCTAAACGTTGTTGTTGAATAATAGCACCACCATCGTATCCAAACTGCTTAGCAGATGAATAAATCTTTTGATATCTATCTATCAACTGATGTTTTACGCTTGATTGTGTTCTTGAAGTATCAGAAACTTTTAACTTCTTACCTCCAACTTGTCTAACAACAACGTTGGTAGAAAACAATCTACGTAATCTTGTAAATAATGTTTTATCTACAGCCATAATTAACTCCTACAATAACCATTGAAGGTCCTCAACATCTTCGTTGTGACCAATTTTAATTTTCCAAGAATCTTCTTTTTTCCCGGGTGTATACATTAATTGATTAGGAGTAGAAAAATTAGAAATAGTTTTCTTACTTAATTCTACGCCTTCTGCTCTCAATCTTAATGCCGTATCTCTTACCCACAATGCTATCCCAAAACTCATAACTAAATCATCATTATATCCGGACATAGCTTGTGCTTTATTGTTATTATATATAAATACAAACAACTCATCTATTAATCGATTTGAACGAACAATTACTGCCTTTTCTCTAAAGTATTCCTCTAATTTAGCAATAACAAGTGGTCGTGTTTTCATAGTCATAGAGAATCCAGGTTTTAAGTTTCTGTCTTCTGCTCTATATCGATTAGTTATTTGATGTTCTACATCTACATATTGTAAATCTTTACTTGTATAAAATAAGTTTTGATATCCTCTGTCTATAATTTGTTGTATAGCGGCCCATCCGATGTTGTTGTTCTCAACAACTAATAAAGCATCGTTAAATTCTGTAGCAGTATTAACACATAAATTACCAAATTCTTTAGTTCCTATCTTACCACGATACTCTGCTACTTGTTCCATTGATTCTAATTCTAATATATGAAAAGCAGAATAATCAGAACCATCACCTCTACTAACATCAGCACTCATTATATAGTTTTTATTGTAGTTAGGTTGTTGCCATACCCAAACATTTGAATCTATTCCTTGTTTTACTATTGGGTCCATACATTGATTGTCTTTATATTCTTGTAAAATAACACCATCTACGACCATTTGACCTGAAGTTAGAAAGTCACAATCACATTCTTGTGCGGCAAGTGAAGGTCCTAATAATTTATCTTGTGCTGTTCTATAAGATTTATCTCTTTCAGGATGTACGGTCCAATGTAACTTAATTGGATGAAATCCATTGACACCTTCTTCAGCATCTACCCACGTTCTATGAAACCAATTTCCAACACCATTAGGTGTAGACAACGCAATACATTGTCCACCTGTCGATAGTGTTTGTTGAGCCGCAGCCCATATTGTGTCAATCTTATCTATAAATGCGGCCTCATCTAATACTAAAAGAGATAATGCTTCTGAACGACCTGAGTCTTCACTTGATGAAACTGCTTTTACTTGAGAACCGTTTTTATATCTTAAAGATAATTTATTATCTTCAATACAAGCTTGTCTTAACCAACCGGGTAAGTTAGAGTGCATCACTCTAATCTTTGTAACAAGATTCTTAGCAGTATCTTGTTTTGTTGCTAATACTAAAATATTCTTATCATTTCTAAATGTCATTAGCCATAAAGAATACGCTGCGGTCAGAGTAGATATACCTAACTGCCTTGCTTTTAAAATTACATTATACTTGTGTTGTAATAATTCTTTTAGTGTTGTATCTTGAAATGGATATAGTTCAAAAGGTATTTTACCACGAATAGGATGTTGAATAACACAATACTTTGTAATAAAGTATGAAGGGTCATTCCCACATTTAATATATTCTTGTCGTAGTGCTTCTTTTAAATCATTTGATTTCATATTTTACCTAATATAAATCCTATTCCTAACCAAAGATATTGATTCTCATACCATTTAGGTTTAACTACTTCTACTAATTCTTCATTAGCTTTATCACGAACTTTTAATAAATCAATTTGTTTTCTCTGAGCAAGTAATAATAAAGAATCTAATTTTATTTGTTCTTCTAATTCAGATAGATTATCTTCATACATTTCTTC